GATACAACTGGTTGCATTAAGAAATATGCAGCAGGCATCTATTTTAAGATATGCTACAGACATTGGAGAAAGGGTAAGATTATCATTAGTTCAAGGGGTACTCCAGAAAATGCCGCGAAAAGACATCAGCGCCATGTTATTAAGGGATTTATCCATCAAGCCCTACCAGGTAGACACGATCATTTCAACCTCGATGGCTACTTACTCAAGATCACTCACACTTCTTCAGCTAGAGCAAAACCCAGGCCAATCTCTCATTTATCAAGGCCCAATGGACTCCAAGACAAGACCAGTGTGTATACGCATGCTGAAAGAGGGCGGGATGACAATGAACCAGGTAGAAGCCAAATATCCAGGGGCTTTACGAGACGGTGGCGGCTTTAATTGCAGACATCAATGGGTTGCTTTGTCACCTAAGACGCAAAATAAGGACATACAGCAAAGAGCTAAAGTCGCGTATCAAGGAATGGTCACTAAAGCAAAGCTAAAGGGTAGATCGTTCAATATTCCGCAAACATTGGAGCAGTATTACAGTGATTAATTTTCAAAAAGCGTTCAAGTTCGGCAGACCATTCTTCGAGAGTGTAGGCCGTACAATATTAACGATCCACAGAAGGCGCATCTTCCATGAAGGGCGTAATGCAGCGGGTAAGACTTTTGTGGCGTATACCAACGCTTATCGTAAAAGAAAGATGGCTGGCAAGGCAGCGCCCAACCAGGTAAGCACCAGCGGAAAGCCTGATCTAACGCTTACTGGCAAAATGCGAGCAGCATTTAATTATATAAAGTCCTCTGCACACGGATTCGAGTATGGAATCGAAGATTCGGAGATGGCAGAGCGCATGGAATTTCAAGGGCCACGAAAGAAGTCCCGCAAAAGGTTTGTATCAACTAAACAAAATCCTCTACCCCCTAACGAGCAAAAGCTGATTGTTCGCGAAATGCAGAACCAGCTTGTTAAGAATTTCACTAAAGAGATTCGCAAGAACGGAATGGGGTATAAGGTGTACACCATATAGGAGAAATTATGGAAACGGACTCTAAACAAGTCGAGCAGCAAGCTCAAGCCCAAGAACAGGCCAATGTTCAAGAAAGCACCAACGCAAGCGCTGAAGTTGGACAGCTTATCGCAGACGCGAAGAAGTATAGACATCAGCGCCAGGAAGCTGACGCAAAGGTAACGGAATTGCAGACTAAGCTAAGTGAGCATGAAGAAGCTAATATGCGGAAAAACTCAGAATGGCAAGAGTTAGCAACCAAGTACAAGTCAGAACGCGATGAGTACAAATCTCAGGCAGAAGAAGGTCGAAAGGTCAAGGAAATGGTACGGAAAGACCTTCTTAATCAGTTATCTGACGAGGATCGGGAGTTCGCGATAGGAATGGAGACGGATAAGCTCCAGAAGTTCGTGAACCGATCAAGTAATCAGAAGGCAAAAACGAATGAATCTTATTCTACGCCAATGCCGGATCGTTCAACAAATCCATTCGTGGAGATGACTAAAGAACAAAGGCAAAGGAATTGGGGGAAGGTCATTCAAAACTACGCTAAAAAGTAGCGTGGAAAGGTAGAAACACCTTATGGCATTATCAGCCGATTTTGCGGGTGCATCAGTTACCACTACCACCGCTGCCAATTTTATACCAGAGATTTGGACTGACGGAATTAAAGCATATTTAGAACGCAATCTTGTGTTCGAACAATGTGTGGATACTTCTTTGAACGGTCTAGTCAAAGGAAAGGGAGATGTGTTTCATATCCCCAAATTGGCAGAGGTCAGTGATGCTGCAAAAGCCGCAGAAACTCTCGTAACCTACGCAGCTTCAACGCATGCAAAGTCCGATCTAACAATCGACCAGCATCGTTACGCTGCAAAACTGGTAAAACTTTTGCCGTCTGCGTAAGTGATTATGCAGATTATTATTGAAGTATTAAGCGGGAAACCTAAATGCGAAAGCACAAGGCAATCCGAACCGAAGGCTGTTCTAAGAGCAGTCAGGGGCAGAGCATAGCTAGTGAAAAGATATAATCTAGCCAAGAGACTTCAACAACTCACAAGAGTTGAAAAGATATGCCGATACTCCATTGAAAAGTGGAGATGTGAGATAAAAAGCTCACTATAACATTTTGCGAAGATATAGCCAGTGTGCAAAGTATCCCTGGACTTTTTGAAAAAGAAGTTTCGGGCATGGCTTACGCACTTGCTAAAACTTACGACGCTTACATCGAATCTATGGTAGAAGCAGCTACTACTAACAGTACAGCTCTTGCAGCAGACAATACGATCACAGCAGCCGAAATTCGTGGGGGCATGAAAACCCTTATGGAAGCGGATGTAGACACTAACCAGTGTCACTTTGTTGTCTCGCCAGCGCTTTATACTGCTATGCTCGGAATCTCAGATTTCGTGGACGCTTCTAAAATGGGAACAGGCCCATCTGGATTGAAGAATGGTCAAATTGGGATGCTTTACGGCATGCCGGTATTACACTCTACTGTTATGGGGACATCTGGTTCTACAGGAGTAGAAGTGGGATACATTTTTCACCCAAGTTCGGTTTCAGCAGCCAGACAGCTCGAACCAAGAGTACAAGCCGAATACTCGGTGGATTTTCTTGGCACTAAAGTTGTCAGCGACATGCTCTACGGAGCAGTTACAGTTTTTGAGGGAAGAATTCAAGAATTCAAGAATCCTTAATTCTTAATCATTAACAATAGGATCTATATGGGGGCCTTTATTTGGCCCCCATTCCTTAATTATGTTCAGAACATACGATTATAAATGTAAAAAGTGCGATAGCGTCTTTGAAGCCATGACCAAAGTGGATGAAAAGGCTGTTTGCCCTTGTGGAAACAGCGATTTAAAGAAGCTCCCATCCGCACCTTTATTCCAATTCAAGGGAAATGGCTGGCCCAGCAAAGAATTCAAAGCGCAGTCAGATTGCAAGCGCATGGCTAAAGGCCAGAATATATAGTGTAGTCTATTTCCTTTTTAATGAAGTCTATTAACAGGGGAAACTAAATGGCTAATTACAATTCAGATTATACTGGAGCGCAAATTGACAGCGCAATATCCAGGGCAAACTCAACCGATGTAACCGCAGGAACAGTGGCAGCAAGTAAGGCTGTCGTTGTCGATTCTAGTAAGGATATAACAGGATTTAGACATATTACTGCTACCGGAACGGTAACAGCAGCTAATGTCTCATTAACTGGAAATGTCGATTTAGGAGACGCATCAGGCGACACGGTTACAATAACAGGATCAATCGATTCTAACCTTATACCAGCAGCAGACGATACTTATGATATTGGTAGTTCTAGCTACGCTTGGCAAGATTTATTTTTAGAAGGCGACATTACATTATCCGATGCTGGCACAATAGCCACCACAGCAGGCGACCTTACAATCAATGCTGGATCAGGTGAAATTGTTTTTGGTAACGAAAATTTAACCACTACAGGTACGATTGATAGTGGCACACAGGCAGTCACAGGTAATGTAACAGCAAGCGGAACTGTCCAGGGAACAGTTATTACAGCAACCACTGGTTTTGCGCCTGACGCGCAGGATGGCGCTTATTTAGGTACTTCCTCATTACAATTTAGTGATTTATTTTTAGCAGATGGAGCAGTTGTCGCTTTTGGCGATGATGGCGATGTTACTTTAACTCATGTAGCGGATACTGGCCTATTATTAACTGACAATTCTGGTATAGGCACGACTCAATTACAGTTTGGCGACTCAGGAACATATATTTATCAGAAAGCCGACGGACACTTGGGGCTTGTTGGCGATACAGAAATTGATATATCAGCTACTACAATAGACATCAATGGTGCGGTAGCTTTTGATGGCGCATTAACAGGCATAACAAATATTACTTTATCTGGTACTTTATCTGATGGCAATTATACTTTTGATACCAGCGGAAATGTCAGTGGGCTTGGTACTGTCGCGTCTGGTGCAATTACTTCATCTGGAGTTGTTACAGCATCGGGCTTCACGATTGGAAGTGCTGTTATCAATGAAGCAGAACTTGAAACTATAGATGGAATAACCGCTGGTACGGTAATAGCAAGCAAAGCTATTGTAACAGACTCAAGTATAGACATTACAGGCGGTAGAAATATAACCATCAGTGGTGAGTTAGATGCAGCCACATTGGACATTAGCGGTAACGCTGATATAGATGGAACTTTGGAAGCAGATGCGTACACAGTAGATGGAACGGCTTTAGCCACATATATTAGAGATACTGTTGGTACAAATATGCTTTCTAGTAATACAGAAAGTGGTATAACTGTAACATACGATACCTCAAATGATAATATAGATTTTGCTGTCGATGCGGCTCAAACAGGCATTACTTCGATTTATGCTACAGATTTAATATTAGGAGAAGATTCTCAAACTGCTATTGATTTTGGAACAGCAAATGAGATTGATTTTAAGATAAATAATACTACAGAATTAACTTTAGATGCTTCTGCACTTTATCCAACTGGCGACGCTGGTCTTGACCTTGGAACATCGACTTTAGAATTTAAGGATGCTTTCTTTGACGGAACTGTTACATCAGATGCCTTTGCAGGCCCTTTAACTGGTGATGTTACAGGCACACTGCAAACAGCAGCGCAAACTAATGTAACAAGTTTAGGCACGCTGACAGCCTTAACGGTAGATGATGTAGCCATTAATGGCAAAGTTATTACGATGACAGGAAGCGCT